GAAAGTCAAGGTTTGGATCCTGTTGGATTTCAATAGATTGTTTTAACCACTCTTCACAAGACATGTGCCACCCGTAGGGTGAACTATCATCATGATGGGCAAGGGTGAATGCCAGCAATAGTGCTAACATGTGGATGAACGTACAGGTATTATATACCTTGTGCGATTATTTAGCAACCATGCACTGTATAATGCGATACAATTTTACAAAATCTTAAGAAACTCAAATTTTTGCCGGGAAATTTTCCGCCGATATTTGGAAACAAAAGTCAATTTTGGTTTTCGGTGCTTTCAACAATGTCTTCAACACCATCAAGCAGTTTACTAATCACTTCTTCGTTCCCATCAAGTTTTTTTATTTCGAATAACGAAGACTTCATGTACTTTTTAAGTTTCTTATACTTCTTCATCACCTTTTGAAGTTCATCAGGATTGATGTTGACATTCAATTCATTTGGATTGGTCATTTCTTTTTCTTTTCCTTCTTTGGTTCAATCCCCCAGAGTTTTGGATTGTGTCTACCATATCCAAACTCAATTTTTTTGATTCCTTCACGAAACTTATCCCAGTACATATCAAAAATTCTTGAGACCTTTGAACTACGGGTGAGGTCATAGCGTCTCTCACCATCAACATAGTAGGTTACGATTCGTGCATCATTTGGAAATTCTTTTCCAGTTACTTGCTCCCAGGTTCCATTCTCAATTAAAATTTCACATCCGTACTTTTTTTTAGAACCTTCCTTTTCTGCTGGTGTCCACTCCATAGACTTCTCCTTTACGGATGCCTCGGTGGACATCTCAACAACATCTTTTGCCATTACAATTACCTCAAACAATTAACCGCGACCACCCCATTTAATATCGGGATATGCCAGACTCACAATTTCTTTTGTGATTTTGTACTTTTCTTCAAGACGTTTGTCCTTCACAAGACAAACAATTTCTGCTTCCAAAGGATGAAGTCCTTGCAAAATATTGATGAACATCGTCTCCCTACGAAGATTGCTCAGTCCATCATTACCACCTCTAATAAAGTTATAGAACATTTTGAATTCTTTACGAATCGAAGAACGTCCCTGATCCTGTGAACCAAGAGAGTTTGAACCAAGTTCATTCATCATACCAACAGCAGAATTAATCTTCTCGGATACGGTTCCACTGAAAGAATTCTGTTCACCAACACTTGCATAGGGAACTTCACCATCTGGAAGTGCGGAAACGATTGTTTCATCAAAGTTCCAAATGAAGATTGCCTTCAGTGAAGGGTCTTCGTACTTTTTAAGAACTTCTACTTTCTTTGCCTTTGTCCTTTGCTTTGAGGCAAGTTGTAAAACCTCAAAAGCAAAGGGGTTTCGTGCCAACTCTGGAATTTCAGTTGTTTTTGATTTTGTCGCAGTCATGATTTACAAATAATTTACGAATCAATTTAAAATATTTAGAACTTATTCTTCGTCCTCTTCCATTTCATCTGAGAAGAATCCCTCTTCAAAACGAACGGCAAGAACTTCATCGGGAACAACATTACCGTGTTCATCAAAAAATTCTGGATGTAATTTTGGAGTATCTTGATAATTCATCATGTACTCTCTAGCAACCCACCCCCCAATCAAACCTACAATCAGAAAGAGAACGGTCATGAATGAACCGAATACTAAACTTACTGCTAACATTGTCCTACTCCGGGAAACTACTTAATTTTCCTGATTCTAAAGGAAAATTCAAGATAGATGTTTACTTCCCTTTTGAAGAAGCAAACCATCTTATCTAAGACTATACGAAATGGTTTTGGTTGCCTCTTCTTACCTCCATTAAAAATAAGTTCAATACCACGATTACCATGGTTCTTAGACTTATTTATAGTACTATCGGACGATTTGGTGTTCTTTGAGGAATTTGATTGTGTCAACACACCCTCCTAATTTTTGTTCATCACAAAGAACCTGTGGGAAGGTTGAACCCTGACCAAACTTGTCATAAAACTCTTCCCGTGTAAAGTCCTTATCAAGTTCATATGTTACAAACTTGCTTCCCGTTAATTCTAGCACTTGTTTGACTTTACTGCAATAGGGACAGTTGTTCTTGGAATATACTGAAAAATTCATATCAGATTTTATTTTTAATTATATAGATGTA